AACTACCCCTAACGGGGTAGTCGTCGACAGCGTTCCAGCTGCCGACTTCGTGCTGGGCGAGGGCGGGGGAAAGGCCACTCGTCCTGAATGCCCGCATCAGGAAATCATCGCGCTCTACCACGAGCTGCTGCCGATGTGCCCCAGCATCCGCGAATGGACTCCAGCGCGGGCGCAGGCTCTTCGTGCCAGGTGGAACGAGGATCCAAAGCGCCAGAACCTCGACTACTGGCGGACCTTTTTCAGCTACGTGTCCGAATCCAAGTTCCTCACCGGTCGCGCACGCACCGCTGAAGGTCGCAAGCCCTTCCTTGCCAGCCTCGACTGGATCGTCAAGTCCGAGAACTTCACCAAGATCCGCGAGGAGCGGTACCACAACGAGGAGGCCGCGGCATGAACGCCTCAGTCCTCTTCTGGCGGCCGCGTCAGCATGTCCTGGATGTCGGCTCTGTCGTTGCGCATCTTCTGGACCAGACGCCCGAACTCGCGAGCGTCAGATTCGTTATCGAACAGCCCGACCACGGTGTACGCGCCCGGATCGCGACATTCGCGAAGCGCACCGAGATTGCGCCGAACCATGTCCGCGGCGGGCTCCACGCTAACGCCGAATCTGGATGGCGTTTGGTAGCCGCTGAGTGCTACCACCCACGAATTTCCAAGGAGATCGTCCATGCTTGAAGGCCGCGTTGTTTGGTTGTCCGATTCGGATTTTATCCCCGCGCTGAGAGGCGACGAGTCCGTTCCGGTAATGGGCCGGCTCAAGGATGAAGCGCTTGACGCAGCGTTGCTGGCAAAAGTCGTGCTCTGGCAGAACCAGGTTGTGAAGAACGTCTTCGGCGAAGTGGGCGAAATCTCCCGCTCCTACTCGGACTCTTCGGTATGAACGCCCCCGACGATTTCCCGCAGGCCCGCGCGCTGTTCAGCGTTGAGGCAGAGCAGGCAGTGCTGGGCGGTCTGCTGCTCGACAACAATGCCGTCGACCGCATCAACGGCTTGGAGCCGGTGCACTTCTACCGCGATGACCACCGCGAGGTCTACAGCGCGATTTACCGCCTGGTGGTGGCCAATCGTCCGGCCGACGTCGTGACCGTGTTCGAGGTCCTGCAGTCGCAGGGCAAGGCCGAGCGCGTCGGCGGTCTCGGCTACCTGACCGAGCTGGCACACCGCACGCCGAGCGCTGCCAACATCGCGCGCTACGCCGAGATCGTGCGCGACCGCGCCATGCTGCGCGAGACGGCCGCCGCGGCGCGCAAGGTGCTGGAGATGGTCGAGACGCCCAGCCCGATGAAGGGCGCCGAGATTCTCGACCGCGCGCAGGCGCTGCTGTCCGGGCTGGCGCAGATCGGCGTGCGCCGGGAGCCGAAGTTCCTGTCTGAGCTGATGACCGAGTTCGTCGAGGCGGTGGACCAGCGTTACCACGGCACCACAGAGACGGCCATCCCAACCGGCATTCCGTCGCTGGACCGGGCACTGAACGGCGGGCTGCGCCGCGGCAACCTGGTGATCGTGGCCGGCCGCCCGTCGATGGGCAAGACCGCGCTGACTACCGACATCGGGCTGAACATGGCCACCACCTACGGCGTGCTGCTGCTGTCGATGGAAATGTCGGATCAGGAGATCGTCGCGCGCGCGGCGGCCAGCCGCGGGACCATCCGCCTGTCGTCGCTGCTGAACCGCATGGAGGACACCGATTGGCCGCGCCTGACGTACGCCGTGCAGCAGGTCGCGGACCTGGCTTTCGCCGTGGACGACTCGCCGGCGCTGACCCTCCTCGAGGTGCGCATGAAGGCCAAGGCCCACCAGCGCAAGTACGGTCTTGACGTGCTGATCGTGGACTACCTCGGGCTGATGACCGGCGGCGAGGAAAAGATGCGCACCCAGCAGATCGGCGCCTACTCGCGTGGCCTGAAGGCGCTGGCCAAGGAACTGAACGTCCCGGTGGTCGCGCTGGCGCAGCTCAGCCGCAAGAACGAGGACCGGCCGGACAAGAAGCCGATTCTGTCCGATCTGCGTGACTCCGGCGACATCGAGCAGGACGCCGACGTGGTCATGTTCGTGCACCGGCCGGAGATGTACGAGCCGAACAACACCGACCTGAAGGGCTTCGCCGAAGTGCTGATCCGCAAGCAGCGCAACGGAGCGCTCGGTGATGTGCCGCTGCTGTACCGCGGCGCCGTGACCAAGTTCGACGAGTGGACGGGTCCGTTGCCGATGCTGTCGGCCGGCCCAGCGGTCCGCAAGCGCGGCATCGCCGCTGACCTCTGATTTCAAACGGATTCCATACGCAGCATCGGGTACGCCATGAGCAAAATCGTTCTGACCCTGCCATATCCCGTGAGCGCCAATCGCTACTGGCGCACCTACATGCCGAAGGGCTTCAAGGCCCCGGTGACGACGCTCAGCCAAGAGGCCAAGGACTACAAGGCCGAGGTCGGCTGGCTTGCCAAGGCCGCCGGCGTGCGTTCTCCGCTCGCCTGCCGCGTGGCCATCGCCTACACGCTATACCCGAAGCGCCCGCAGGACTGGCAAAAGCGCATGGCCAAGGATCCGCTCCACTGGGACGACGGCGTGCAATGCATCGACCTGGACAACGCGCAGAAGGTGCTGCTCGACGCGCTCAAGGGCGTGGTGATCCAGGACGATGGCTGGCAGGTGCGCCGCATCACCGCCGAGCGCGCGGAGCCGGACGGCGATGCCCGTTTGATCGTGACCATCACGCCGCTGCTGACGGAATCGCCGCAGGGTGGGCTGTTCGGGGAGGCCGCCTGATGGAAGCCGTTGCTCAAGTTTCGGTCGGCGGGCTGCTGCGGGCTGCCTTCCTGCGCGGCGAGACGGTTGTCATCACCGACTTCGCCAAGGCCAACGGCTTCACACGGCAGGGCGTCCAAAGCGCGATCCGGCCAATGGAACGACGCAACCTGCTGACCTCGACCACAGAGCAGCGCCCGAAAAGCGGCGTGGCCATCGTCTGGCGTTGCGTGGACATGGCCGGGATGGAGGCCTACCAGCCCAAGTCTCAGAACCATAACCCCATGCTCGGCCGGCGCAAGTCGAAAGGCCCGTTCACGGCGCTGTTGGAAGTCTGGGGCATTGGCCATGCCGACATCCGCCTGCCGGCGGTCCAGCACTTTATGAATGAACCGGAGGTATCGCTATGAACTGGAACGGCTACTGCTGCTACTGCGGCGCTTTCGGGCACCGCGCTGACAACTGCCGCTGGAACCGCGGCGTACGGCTGGCGAGGCTGGTATGAGCGGAAACGAACACGGCACCTGCCTGAAGTGCAGGCGAGATGTGCAGGTCTTCGGCTCGCGCTGGTGCAAAGGCTGCTGGTACCCCGGCATCGATGACACCTATGCGCGCTACCGCGACATGATCGAAGAGGGCTATACGCGGTACCAGGCCGGCGTGATGTCCGGATGGCGCGACCCAGACGAAGCGCGGGAGGACTGACCCATGGCAGCGCTCTACCGCGAGTTCACCCTGAAGTCGCCGGGCATCTGGCCGACCGTGCTGGCCTTCATCAAGGCCAATGCGGCGGCGTGCGCGGACAAGGGCCGGCCGCTGCGCATCATCGTGACGGCTGAGGAGCGTCGGCGGACCACTGAGCAGAACGCCTTCTACTTCGGCCCGGTGCTGCGTGACATCGAGGAGCAGGCATGGATCGACGGGCGCCAGTTCAAGCGCGACACCTGGCACGAGTACTTCGCCGACCTGTTTGCGCCGAAGTTCGAGATCGCGCTGCCCGATGGACGGCTGTTCACGCGCCGCAAGTCGACGTCTGAGTTCTCGGTGGGTGAGTTCAGCGAATTCCTGACCAAGGTGCAGGCACACGCGGCCAACGAGTTCGGCGTAAGTTTTGACGGGGTTCACGGGTAATGGTGAGAGCTCTCAACCTAGAAGGCCAGCGCTTCGGGCGACTGACCGTACTTTGTCGGGTGCAAGGCGACAAGCCGCGCGCGCACTGGCTCTGTCGCTGCGACTGCGGCAACGAGATCGCTCGTATTTCCTGGCAGCTCACCGGCGGGGTGGTGAAGTCCTGTGGCTGCATCGCGGCAGACAAAGCGGCAGCCAAGGTCTGCGATAGCCGGGCCTACCGGTCGTGGGCAGCAATGAAGTCGCGATGCCTCAACCCGAACGACTCGTCATACGCCGACTATGGTGGTCGCGGCATCTCTGTCTGCGGTCGGTGGATGGAGTTCGACAATTTCCTTGCCGACATGGGCCATCCGCCAGCCGGCATGACGCTTGATCGGCGGGAGAACGCTGGCAACTACGAGCCCGGCAACTGTCGGTGGGCGACCAAGCTGCAGCAGCAGAACAACATGCGTTCCAACCGGCTGGTGGAATTCGCCGGCCGAATCCAGACCGTTGCGGAATGGTCGCGGGAGATGGGGCTTGCCACGCACGTGATTCGCAAACGCCTTAACCGAGGCTGGTGCGTGCAGGCCGCGCTGTCCACGCCGAAATCTGAGGAGCATGCGCATGGCCGTGCTGCCTAGCTACTGCTACCGCGACCCGGCGGTGGTCTATGAGCAGAACGAGGCCCGCAGCTGCAAGGGCTGCATCTACGAGAAGTCCGCGCGCCTGATGGGCACCACGCACACGGTCTGCACCAAGCTGCTGCCGGGCGGCAAGCGGCGCCAGCACGGCCGGCGCTGCCAAAGTTTCAATGACGGGGAGAAGTGAGATGAAAGTATCCGAACTGGGAGGTGCGTTGCTCGACTACTGGGTGGCGCGCGCTGAAGGTGAGCGGCTGGCGCCGGCCCACACCGGACCAGATCCTGACACCGGCCGCTACTGGCTGCAGCTGGGCAAGGGCTACAGCGTGAAAGAGTGCCCGCGCTACTCGAGCGAGTGGGCTGCTGGTGGTCCGATCATTCAGGCCAACGACCTTCAGATTGGCCCGCCGACCCAGAGCGTGCATCGGTACGGCGGGCCCAATGCAGGGTGGGGACCTTCCGGGTTTTGGTCCGCTTGCTCTTGGCACGCGGGCGCCGATGGCAAGCGAGCGTTCGGGCACGACAAGGAGAGCCCGCTGGTGGCCGCCATGCGCTGCTACGTGATGCTGAAGTTCGGCCGCGAAGTCCCGGAGGTGACCCAATGACGAAGCCCATGTTCGCAGACGTCTCACACGCGCTGCACGTGTCCTACCTGGTGCTGTCGCTTCCGCCGCGGCAGAAGGCGCCGTTCCGCAACATGCTGATCCAGCTGCTGGAGGCAATCGACGAGCCGACCGCCGCGCAGGAGAAGTGGCTGGCCGAACTGCGCGGGCCGGCGGGGGAGTTCGATCCGGACCGCCTGACCATGGACGAATACCGGGCCCAGTACGCCATGATCACGGACGCGGCCAAGACCCGGCTCCCCAGCCCTGAGTACGCTGCGGTTCTGGCGCGCTACGGCCACGGCCAGGAGAAGCTGGCCGGCTGCAAGCGCCTGGCGCTGTATGCGCGCCGTTCCTGCGGGATCACCGCTGGCACGCTGCTGCTGGACCTGACCGCGCGGCACTACCTGCCGAAACAGCAGCGCCAGGACCTGACCGTCCGCGCGCTGGCCGAGAAGCACAAGACCGACCGCAACCGCGTGTTCCGGGCGGCGAAATGGATGGAGGCGAATTTCAGGTCGCTGGAGCGCCTTGCACTGGAGCGGCTGGAGCCGTCATTCGTCGCCCATGGGCTGGTTCCGAGCCGTACAGCGTGCAACGACTCGGAAAGCCTTGCAGCGTAAGGGTTGGCGGGAAAAATGGGCTTGCATTTTTGAGACAAGCGATGTAGATTTCACCCAGACTCAGCCAAGCCCCGCCCGGATAACGCCGGCGGGGCTTTTTCAATTGGCCTGAGGAGGCGCTGTAAGTGGAACCCCCACCGCGGTACCGCCCGCATCGTAAGCCCTTGGCCGGCAGCTCGCCCCGGGATCTCCAGACACGTGGGGATTCCAACAGACGTCGCGCGTTTGGCCTGAGATGATTGTTTTCATTGCGGCATAGCGCAGTGGCAGCGCGCGGGCTTTTTCCCCGAGGCCGGTGGTTCGATTCCATCTGCCGCAACCTGATTCCGGCATTCTTGCCATAAGCCTCGCCGGTTATCGCCGCGCGGGGCTTTTTGGATTTGGCTGTATCAATGTTCTGCCAAACCGCGTATAGTCCGGCCCGCGGGGTGGAGCAGTTGGCAGCTCGTCGGGCTCATAACCCGAAGGTCGCAGGTTCAAGTCCTGCCCCCGCAACCAGTTTTGAAAGCCCGCCCGGTTTGCGCCGCGCGGGCTTTTTGCTTTGGAGCCCACCCATGTTTCTCCCCGTGATGCTCTGGCTGTGGTGGGGAGTCTGGGCGCAAGCCGCTAAGTCGGGGCGCTGGAAGACGATCTCAAGCCCTACCAAAGTACCCCTTTAAAGGCCAACTCCCGCACCAATCTATGAGTCGCCGCAATGTAGCGGCGTACTCGGAGATCGGCTCATGGTGAAGGATGGCTTTTACAAGGTTCAGTTCAGCGCCGCCGTGCAGGGCGCGGGTGGGGTGGTTGTGGTGGAAAACGGCGTCGTCCGTGGTGCTGACGATCAGTACCTGTACGCAGGCAAGATCTCCACGGATGGCAACGCCTTGAAGGCGCAGATTACCGTGTCGGCTTACAAGCCGGGCGCTGTCTCGGTGTTCAATACCGCTGGCGGGAAGTTCCCCCTGTCTCTCACCGGGACGGTCGCTGGCGATAGCTTTACCCTCACCGGCCCGGCGCCGGCTCCGGGCTTGCCGGGCATTTCGATTTCCGGACAGCGGGTCGCCGACCTGACGCTGTAATTCCTGGCGCCGCCTGCCCCGTAGGCGGAACGGCAAACCACCGCCGCCATTTTAGGCGAGGCGGTAAGCGCTGTATCCAAATTGGTAAGCCCGCCATGCGCGGGCTTTCTCGTTTTCGGTCTCGAGCAGTCGAGGCACCCCCGGCCGGCGGTGGGGCAAAACACCGGCAGCTGCTGACGCGGTGACAAGCCGGTCTCCTTCCTGCGGCGCGGCAACGCAGGTCCATTTAGGCGGTGGGCAGCAGCATTCCTTCAACTGGCCGAGCCAGTCTTTCGGTGGTGGACTACCTCGTAGACGGTCTGGTCGCGCCCGCTCTTTCCGACCGGGCGCCACCCGGAGTCTGGGGAATTGATGCCAAGTTCGATAGCCCTTCGGAATGCTTTGCCGATCTGCTGACGATCCTTCAGATGGATTGAGGGCCATGCGCCGGGCCAGCGGTGCTCGTAGATCTGCGCGACCGTGCGGAACGCGCCTTCCGGCAGCTGGGGGGCGAGGTCAGCCAATCGGGCTGCGGTGGTATGGGGGTTCGTTGCGGCGGGTTGGGACATGATGGGCCTCCTGTTGGGTGCGCTGATCTATACCGTGAGCACCCAGAATCCCACCAAGAAATCCGACGATCCATTGTGCGGCAACGCACCTTTCAATCCGCGGAGTCGATGCCTGACGCATCGTTCCCTGAGGGGCCGCGCATATGGCACGACCAACCAAGTACAAGCCGGAGTTCGTTGAGCAAGCCCGGAAGCTCGCCAGGCTGGGGGCGACGGACATGGAAATCGCTGACTTTTTCGGGATCACTGACCGAACGCTGTACCGATGGAAAATCGAGTACTCGGCATTTTGTCAGGCCCTAAAAGTCCCGAAAAAGGAGGCCGACGAGCGGGTGAAGCGATCCCTGTACCAGCGCGCCGTTGGCTACAGCTTCACCAGTGAGAAGGTGTTCCAGTACCAGGGCAAGATCGTTCGGGCCAAGACCGTCGAGCACTGCCCGCCGGATGTGGCGGCCGCGTTCATCTGGTTGAAGAACCGCGACCCGGAGAACTGGCGCGACCGGCCGGATCCGATCGCTGCGGACGAAGCGCCGCCGAAGGCCGTGCCGGTCACCGTGCAAGACGCTAGCGTGCCCGAACCCGATGCCGACGCTTAACGTACCGCAGGCCCAGTTCCTGGCGCTCCCGCACAAGTTCAAGGCGTTCGTGGCCGGCTTCGGCTCCGGCAAGACCTGGGTGGGTGGTGCTGGCCTGTGCCGGCATGCCTGGGAGTTCCCGCGCATCAATGCGGGCTACTTCGCGCCGACCTACGGCCAGATCCGGGACATCTTCTATCCGACCATCGAGGAGGTGGCGGCGGATTGGGGCTTGCACGCCAAGGTGAACGCCTCCAACAAGGAGGTGCACCTGTTCAGCGGGCGCCAGTACCGCAGCACGATCATCTGCCGGTCGATGGACGACCCGGGCAAGATCGTTGGCTTCAAGATCGGCAAGGCGCTGGTCGACGAGCTCGACGTCATGCGCATGATCGAGGCGCAGACGGCGTGGCGGAAGATCATCGCGCGGATGCGCCAGGTGGCGCCCGGCCTGCTGAACGGCATTGACGTCACGACGACGCCCGAGGGCTTCAAGTTCGTCTACGAGCAGTTCGTCAAGGCCATCCGGGAGAAGCCAGAACTGGCAAGCCTGTATGGCCTGGTGCAGGCGAGCACGTACCAGAACGCCAAGAACCTGCCGGACGACTACATCCCGTCGCTGCGCGCCAGCTACCCGCCGCAGCTGATTGCCGCCTACCTGCGCGGGCTGTTCGTGAACCTGACCAGCGGGTCGGTGTACCCGAACTTCGACCGCCGGCTGAACCATACCGATGAGGCGATTGAGCCCGGCGAGCCGCTGCACGTCGGCATGGACTTCAACGTGCTGAAGATGGCCGCGGTGGTCTACGTGGTCCGGAAAGGCGAGCCGCGCGCGGTCGCTGAGCTGACGCAGGTGCGAGATACCCCGGCCATGGCCAAGCTGCTGAAGGAGCGGTTCAAGGACAAGGGCCACCACGTGAAGGTCTACCCCGACGCCAGCGGCCAGAACACCAGCAGCAAGAACGCCTCCGAGTCGGACCTGTCGATCCTGAAGGCGGCGGGGTTCCAGATCGAGGTCAACCCGACCAACCCGGCCGTCAAGGACCGGCTCAACTCGGTGAATGCCCTGATCCTGAACGACCAAGGCGAGCGCCGGTTCAAGGTGAACACGCATCTGTGCCCGGCCTACACCGAGGCGCTCGAGCAGCAGCCGTACGACAAGAACGGCGATCCGGACAAGTCGACCGGCCACGACCACGTGAACGACGCTGGCGGCTACCCGCTGGTCAAGCTCTGGCCGATCGTCAAGCGCACGGCGAAGGTGACTTCCCTGCGCGCATAAACCGCTGACCATGGCACAAAACGTACGATCCCTCTCCGTTGCTGTGACGGCGATGCACAAGCCGTTGCCGCGCATCCGCGCGTTGCTTGGCGGCACCGATGCCATGCGCGCCGCCGGCCAGACGCTCCTTCCCAAGTGGCCGAACGAAGAGCAGAAGAGCTACGACGCGCGCCTGGCCGTGGCCACGCTGTTCCCGGCGTACAGCCGGACGGTCGAGGTGCTGGCTGGCAAGCCCTTCTCGAAACCGCTGACCTATGGCGACGACGTTCCCACCCGGATCCAGGAATGGTGCGAGGACATCGACCTGCAGGGCCGGAACCTGCACAACTTCGGCGCCTCGCTGTGCGAGGAAGCGCTGGGCCCCGGCCTATGCGGAATCTTGGTCGACTTCCCGACCACCGAAGGGCAGGGCCTGCGCACCCAGGCTGCCGAACAGGCCGCCGGCGTCCGCCCGTACTGGGTCGAGGTCAAGCTGGACAACATCCTTGGCTGGCGCTCGAAGCGGGTGAACGGCGTAGACACGCTCACGCAGCTTCGCCTGCTGGAAGAGGTCACAGAAGAGGATGGGGAGTTCGGCGAGAAGCACATCGAGCAGGTTCGTGTGCTCACGCCTGGCGGCTGGGCTACGTACCGTAGGTCGGAGAGCGCAGGCGCCAGCAAGGACGACTGGCTACTGCACGAGGAAGGCACCACCACCCTGAAGGGCATCCCGTTTGTGCCGGTCTACGGCAAGCGCAAGGCCTTCATGATCGGTGTGCCGCCGCTCGAGGACCTGGCCCAGATGAACGTGGAGCACTGGCAGTCGAAGAGCGATCAGCAGACCATCCTGCATGTCGCCCGGGTGCCGATCTTGTTCGCCAAGCTGCTGGGGACCGAAACCGAGATCACGGTCGGCGCGAATGCAGCCATCAAGGCAGAAGACCGGGACGCCGACCTGAAATTCGTGGAGCACAAGGGCGACGCCATCGAGGCCGGCCGCAAGTCGCTGCTGGATCTGGAAGACCAGATGCGGCAGGCCGGCGCCGAGCTGCTGGTGATCAAGCCCGGCAACGTCACTGAGTCCCAGACGCTGGCCGACAACGAGCAGGGCACGTGCGCGCTGCAGCGGATTGCCGGCGGCCTGGAGGATGCGATCGACGCCGCCCTGCAGTTCACCGCCGACTGGGTGGGCGAGGCTGAAGGCGGGCACGTCACGGTGTTCAAGGACTTCGGCGCTCTGACGCTGGCCGAGGCCTCCGCCGATCTCCTGCAGAAGATGAACGTGGCCGGCACGCTGTCCGACGAGACGCTGTTCGAAGAGATGCAGCGACGCGGCATGATTCGGCCTGACCTGAAGTGGGAAGACGAACAGGCCCGCATCGGTACGCCGACGCCTGGCCGCGCGCCCCTGACCGCGTAAGCCATGAAGAACCTGTCGGACATCCTGGCCGCGCTGGCGGTCGAGCGCCAGCTTGACCTGAACCGGGTGCTGGGGCACGAGACGAACCTCGTGCTGACGGTGATGGAGGATCTGCTGGCCGACGTCGAGCAGCGCATCGGCGCCAAGCCGCTGACGGAGTATCAGAAGGCGCGGATGAACCAGCTGCTGGCCGACGTGCGCGAGCTGGTGGCAGAGCGGTACGGGCACCTGCAGACGACGCTGTTCGACGACCTGAAGGACCTGGCGCAGCAGGAAACGCGCTGGGTGCTGTCGAGCACGAACAGCGCCGTGGGCGTGGATCTGATGCGCTCGCTGGCGCCGTCGGCCACGCTGAAGGCGCTGGTGGACACCGGACTTTTCCAGGGCGCGCCGCTGGCCGACTGGCTCGAGCGGCAGGGCGCCGACACGGCATTCCGGTTCGCCAACGAGATCCGGCTGGGCGTGGCCGCTGGCGAGACAAACGCCAGGATCGTTCAGCGCATTGGCGGGTCGACGCGCAAGGGGCTGGTCGGCGTGGTGGAGACCAGTCGGCGCAATGCCGACGCGCTGGTGCGCACCGCCACGCAGACGGTAAGCGCCCGCGCGCGCAACCTGACGTGGCAGGCCAATGACGACATCGTCAAGGGCAAGCAGCAGGTCAGCACGCTGGACGGGCGCACGACCGATACCTGCATTGCCTACGCCGGCGCGTCGTGGAACCTAGAGAACAAGCCGATCAACGGCACGAAGCTGCCCTACAACGGCGGCGTGCCCCGGCACTGGAACTGCCGCAGCACCGAGATCCCCGTCCTTAAGACCTTCCGGGAGCTGGGGCTGGACGCCGACGAGTTCACCCCGACCACGCGCGCCAGCATGGATGGCCAGGTGGCAGCTGACCTGACGTTCGGCGACTTCCTCGCCGGCAAGAGCAGCGCCTTCCAGAACGAGGTGCTCGGAAAGGGCAAGGCGGACCTGTGGCGCGCGGGGAAGATTACGCTGCAGCAGCTGCTGGACCAGCGCGGGAACCCGCTGACACTGGACCAGTTGCGCGCGAAGTACGACAAATAGCACGACGAAATATTCCAGTTTTATTCCAGCGCCCGCCGGCTTCGGTCCGCGGGCGCTTTTTCATTGCCCAACGCGGTGGATGCCGCCGGGCGCATCGCGGCGGATGCCGCAAAAGCTCAGGGCGGATGCCCAAGGAAAGTCACCATGCCATTCAAGTACGACGAGGCCGGCAACATCGTTCTTCAGGAAGTCAGCGGCAAGAAGCTGCCCGTGTTCATCGGCGCCGACGGCAAGGAAGCGCCGTTCGATGGCGACAGTACGGTAGCGACCATCACCCGCCTCAACGGCGAGGCGATGGGCCACCGCCAGCGAGCGGAGGCAGCCGAAACCTCCCTGAAGGCCTTCGAAGGCATCACCGATCCGGCAGCAGCACTCAAGGCGCTGACCACGGTCAAGAACCTGGACGACAAGAAGCTGGTGGATGCCGGCGAGGTCGAAAAGGTGAAGGCCGAGGCGATCAAGTCGGTCGAGGAGAAGTACGCCCCTGTCGTGCAGAAGGCCAGCGATCTTGAAGCGCAGCTGAACTCCCACCTGGTCGGTGGTGCGTTCTCGCGCTCCAAGTTCATCGCCGAGAAGTTTGCCGCCGAAGGCCCGGCCGGCGTGGAGATCGCGCAAGCGCTCTTCCAGAACCGGTTCAAGGTCGAAGACGGCAAGGTCGTGGCCTACGACGGCCAGGGCGGCAAGATCTACTCGCGCACGCGGCACGGCGAACTGGCCGACGCCGAGGAAGCGATCGAGATCATGGTCGACGCGTACCCCCACAAGGCGCACATCCTGAAGGGCTCCGGTGCTTCGGGTGGCGGTGCCCAAGGCGGTGGCGGTGGCAACGGTGGCAAGAAGACGTACACCCGGGCGCAGTTCTCGCAGCTCAGTCCTGCCGATCAGGCGGTGGCGGCGCGTGAGGCTGTGATCACGGACTGACGTTCGCCCAAACCAATCCCAAGCCCGCTATTCGCGGCAAATCCCTTTCGAGGTCAAAATGAAGAGCACTTTCTCCAAGCTGCGCCTGATGGCGCTGGCGGCGGTGTCGTTCGTCATCGCCCTGTACCCGGTGGCCACTGCGGCGAAAGTCGCGGCCCGTCTGTACGAGCTGTTGGAGGACGCGGTAACGCACCCCCCGCAGCGAGGCATGATCGCTGGCGCCAACGTCCTGACGCCCCTGATCCCGACGCTGTACGAGGCGTTGAACGTCGTGTCGCGCGAAATGGTGGGCTTCATCCCTGCCGTGAGCCGCGACAGCAATGCCGAGCGCGCCGCGGTTGGCCAGACCGTGCGTGTGCCGCTCGCTGAAGCCGGCGCCCTGGAAGACATCACCCCGGGTGCGACGCCTGCGAACAGCGGTGACACCACGCCTGGCTACGCGGACATCGTGATCTCGAAGTCCAAGGCCGCACCGATTCGCTGGAACGGCGAAGAGCAGAAGGCCGTAGGCTCGACCGGGACCTACAACAAGATCCTGGCCGATCAGTTTGCCGATGGCATGCGCAAGATCGTCAACGCGATGGAAGTGGACCTGGCGATCGCCGCGAAGCTTGGCGCCTCGCGTGCCTACGGTACTGCCGGCACCACGCCGCTCGGCACCGCTGGTGACCTGTCCGACCTGGCCGGCGTCGCGAGGATCCTGGACGACAATGGCGCCCCCGTCGTGGGCCGTCAGATCGTCTTCAACTCCGCTTCGATCGCCAACCTGCGCGGCAAGCAGTCGGTGCTGTTCAAGGTCAACGAGGCCGGCTCCAGCGACATGCTGCGCAACGGCATGACCGATCTGCTGCAGAACATGGCCGTGCGCTACTCGGCTGGCATTGCGCAGCACGTCAAGGGCACCGGCGCGAGCTACGTGACCTCTGGCTCGACGGCTGTCGGCGTACGCGACATCGCCCTGGTGACCGGTACCGGCACCGTGCTGGCCGGTGACGTCGTCACCTTCGCGGCTGATGCGAACAACAAGTACGTGGTTGGCACCGGCGTGGCCGCTCCGGGCACCATCAGCCTGAACCGCCCGGGCGCTCAGATCGTCATCCCGACGGCAAACGCGCTGACGGTCGGCAACAGCTACACCGGCAACTTCGCGTTCAGCCGCAACGCCCTCGTGCTGGCCTGCCGTGCCCCGGCCGTGCCGGAAGGTGGCGACTCGGCCGACGACGCCATGATGATCACGGATCCCGTGACCGGCCTCACATTCGAGGTGCGCGTGTATCGCCAGTACCGTCAGGTCAAGTTCGAGATCTGCATGGCCTGGGGTACCCAAGCCATCAAGTCCGAGCACATCGCGACGCTGCTGGGCTAATGCGCCGTGCCGGGGCCTTCGGGTCCCGGCGGTTCCCACCGATTCTGGAGAGTCACCATGGAAGACGTCGAACTGATCCCGGTCGAGCTGGCCGGCCAATACCTCGAAGTTCACCCGACCACCCTGGCAGCGCATGAAGCTGCCGGCTGGCGCAAGTGCGCCAAGCGCGAGGTCGATACTGCCGAAGGCGCCAAGAAGGCGGCCGCCAAGGCACCGACTGTCGACGAGATCAAGGCCGCGCTGGCCGAGAAGGGCATCGAGATCCCCGAAGGCGCCAAGAAGGCGGACCTGCAGGCCCTGCTGGATGCCGCCAACGAGCCGAAGCAGCCCGAGCAACCGAACGAGTAAGCCGCGATGACCATCGACACCAATCCTGGCAGCCCGACGGCCGACAGCTACGTGTCGGTGGCTGAAGCCGACGCCTACTGGTCGAAGCGGCCGGGCAGTGCCTGGGGCGCTGCCGCTGACGCCGATCGGGAAGGCGCGCTGGTCCGAGCGACGGGCTACGTCGACGCGACGTACGACTGGCGCGGGACGCGCGCCACCGCGGCGCAGGCGCTGGACTGGCCGCGCTACGACGTTGTGCTGGACGGCTACCCCGTCGACGGGACCACGATTCCGCGCCAGGTGAAGGATGCCGTCTGCGAGATGGCGCTGAAGGCGCTGGCCGGCGACCTCGCCGCCGACGTCTCGCCGCAGCAGGTGGTCGAGCAGACGGTTGGCCCGATCACCCGCAAGTTCGCCCCGGCCGAACGCAACGGCGGCCAGAAGCAGTACCCATATGTGGATTCCCTTCTGCGCGGCTTGGTGTCGGGCGGCAGTGGCCAAATCAGGTTGACCCGGGCATGAGCTTCTACGACGACATGGCCGCGCTGGCGGATGAGCTGCTGCGCGAGTTCGGCAAGGCGCTGATCCTGCGCCGCGTGGTGCAGGGCGCCTATGACCCGACCACCGGCGCCGCGACCGAGACCGTCACCGACTATCTGGGCACCGGCGCGCTGTTCGACTACGAGACGCGGGGAAGTGGCCAGACGTGGATTCCCAGCACGCTGATCGAGGTGGGCGACAAGCAGTGCCTGCTGTCACCGGCGGGCATGCCGGCGCCGACCACGGGCGACAAGGTGGTGGATGGCGCCGACGTGTGGTTGGTGCAGAACGTCAAGGCGGTGAATCCGGCTGGCACGCCGGTGCTATACGAGTTGCAGTTGAGGCGATGAGCCACAGCACCGTGTTAGATTTTCCCTTCCACAACTCAGAAGGGGATCAAAATGGCGAACCCATACGACAGGCAAGCGCTCGAGGAAGCTAGCAGGGTGGCCGGATTTGCGGCTGAGCTTACTGAAGTAGCCGAGAGGATGGTCAATTTCCTGCAGCAGCACCTTCCCACAGGGTATGCGACTCACAAAGTCCAAGTGGTGTCCGTGACACTACGGGATCCTCATAAGGACTTTGTCTTGGAGACTCCGCTTGGCCAAGTGTGGGCAAGGTTCGGCTTTCGCCAAGGTGGTCCTGACGGATTGAATGGTGTGCTTCACCTCTTTTCTGTTGGCGGATCGCTGGATGCCGGGATCATGCTCAAGCCTCTGCACGACATGATCTTCAATAGGCATGGATTTGCCAGTTTCAATGAGTCGGCGGAGCAAGGGTGGGACTGGGATTTCAACGAGGAAATCGTTCCATCTCCGCAAGCGGCGCGAGCATTTGCCAGAATCGTGGTGCTAAAGCAAAGAGATTTGACACCGGGGCGTTGACAGCACCGAGTTCAGTAGAGCCGCTTTGAGCCACCTCGTTACACACAACTCCTGACGGCTGGTGCTCCGCAGAAAGTCGTTTACGGTCAATGACATAGCGGACGGGCTTGTAAACTCTTTCGAATTGTCGTTCACTCTTGCATTTTGGGC